CGCCCATCTTCATTTCCCGGGTGATGCCGCTCTTCAGGCCGTCCATCGCGTCCCGGATGCTCATGTCCGCCGGCAGCGGGCTGTAGATGTCGTTCACCCCGGCCCGCAGTTTCTTCGCCGCCTCGTGGTTGCCGATGGCGTCGTTGGCCAGCGCCGCCACCGGCCGCACCTTGTCCACCAGATACTCCGGCACATAGCTCTTCTCGCTGGGCTTCTCGATCATCCGGGTCAGCTCGCTCGTCAGCTTCTGCACGCTCCGCCGGGTGTTGTCCATCTCCCGGGCATCCCGGGCCTTCTGCACCTGCTTCGCTGCCCGGTCTTTCGCCAGCTGGATGGCCGCGCTCACGCTGTCCCGCTGCTTTTCTGCAAATTCTTTGGCAAGGTCTGCCTTGTCTTCCGCCTGGATGCCCGCCAGGTCGGTCCTGCTTTCGGCTTCCGCCGTTTCTTTCCGGGCACTGGCCGCCGCATCCTTGGCCGCTTTCAGCTCCTGGGCAAATTTTGCCTGGTCGATAAAGGCCTTTGCCCGTGCTTCCAGTGCCTCCTGCTTCGCCTGCTCCCGCATCTTCTTCCACTGGTCGGCAAACTCCTTGCGGTCCCGGGCGTTCTGTTTGGTCGCCACTTCCGGGCTGTTCAGGTAGCGCAGCATCAGCTGCATGGCAATGTCTTGTCGGCTTCCGTTCCAATCCTCGTTGTAGGCGTTCTCCATCACGGGCCGGATGGTATCGTGGGCAGCCGCCATGGCGTCCAGCGCATCCGCTGCGCTGGCAGGCACTTCGCTTGGCAGCAGCCCCGCGCCCAACTTCTGCAATTCGGTAAAATCGGCGTCCCAGCGGCTGTGCTCGCCCTCCTTGGTCTGGGTAATGTTCACGCCGTGCCGCGCCAGCTCCTTCCGGGCATTGGCCCAGCTGCCCCATCGGTACACGATCTCCCGGTAGTCCTTCGAGCCCTTCTCGATTTTCATGCTCATCTTGTGCAGTTCCGGGTATGTCCGCCACAGCTCATCGTTTCTCTTGCTGCTCTTGCTCATCACCTGTTCGGCCATGTCCGAGGCAAAGCTGTACACGTCCTCCCAGCTCACCTCTTTGCTGAGGGCAATGTAGTCGCTCATGGCCCGGATGCGCTCGGCCAGCGTCTTTGCGTTCATCTTGCTGCCCGTGTCGCTCAGCACCGCCTTTGCAATGCTGTTCACACTCTGGTCGCTCAGCCGCACCTTGCCGCTCGCTTCCACCGCCTGCCGAATAGTCTCGGTCTGCTTCTCTGCGTCACCCAGGGCCGCAGCCTTCACGGTCTCCACGTCCTCGGGGTCTACGTCCAGCTGGTATTTCACGGCTGCTTTTTCCGGGTAGAGCTTCTGGGCCTCGGCCTCCGTCACGGCCTTCAGGTAGTACAGCGGTCGTCCCGGCAACGGCTCGGCGGTCACGGCCTTGACATTTCTGTCGGCATAGTGTAAAGTAGCTTTAGAGCCACCGCTTGCGAGGGAGAACGGCAATCGTAGCCTATTACCCCTCAGCCAAGCGGCGGTTCTTTTTGTGTCCGGGTCAACATAAAGTATCTCGCCCTGTACCACCTTTCCGGTTCTGTAGCTTTCGTGGCCGTATGCGCTCAGCACCGCGATATTATCTACCACCAGACCATTTCTGTCCGTCGGAAGCAGCTCCAGCGACACATTCACCGGCTTTCCGGCCGCGTCCTTTACATCACCGTATAGGAATATCCGGCTGGCATAGTCCGCATTCCGGCTCGTATCCGAGTGCAGTACAATGATGGGATGCTCCAAAACCTGCGGAACCTGTTTCAGAATTTCTTTGGTCATAATGGAGCCTTCTCCAGTCGCCGCATTGTGGTTTGCGATACTGTGCTTGTTCAGTATTTTCCGCAGCTTTCCAGCCTGCCAGAAAATATCCTTGTCTTTCACACCGATGCTCTTCAGCACTTCTGAAGTGCTGCCCACCCGGATAGCATATCGCTTGGTCGAGTCTTCGTCCAGCCCCTCGATGGCTTTCTCAAAGCCGACATCGATGGAGTATTTTACCGCCGCGTCCTTTGTTTCAGAGGCTGCGGCGTTTTTGCTGCCCCGCTTTGCGTCGTGGATGGCTTCCCGGTACTTTTCGCCCGCTGTCATCTGATGCTCAAAATACAACGCACGCAGATCCCGCAGCTGCTCCTCCGTCAGGCTCTTCGCAGCCTTGGCGGCGGCGTTGGTGGGCTCTTTTTTGAGGAAGTGCTCCACGTCTGCAAGCACACTCTCCAGCAGGTTCTGGATCTTGTCCATCACCTTCCCGATGATGCCCCGGGCGTCGGCGTTCATCCGTGCCTCGGCTGCCTGCTGGCGCACAAAGTCCCGGAAACTCTCCGCCGTGCCGAATACCGTCTCCATGGCATCGGCGGTGATCTCCTCGAGAGCCTGGTTGTAGGTCAGCTGCTGCCCGGCCTCGGCGTACTTGTCGAGGTAGCTCTGGATGAGCTTCTCGGTGTTCTCTGCGCCGCTCTGCTGCACAAGATAGTTCAGCAGCCGGTCCATCACGGCCTGCCCCGTCTCGGCGCTCCACTGGTTCAGCGCGTGGAACGTCTCGTGCATCACCGTCTCGCTGCCCGCATCTCCGGCAAAGAACATCTCGCCCGCAGCGGCCTTGATGCAGCCCTTGGCGTTGTTCTCCAGCCCCTGCATCATCCGGTGGATGGCCGTGCCGGTGCTCTGGGCCGTCAGCTTCAAAAAGGCCTCGTCTGCGCTCTTGTCCCCGCTCACGGCCTTGTCGCCCCGGTATACCGTCCCGGCGTCCGGTCGCACCGCGCCCTTTCCGCTGCCCAGCTCCCCGGCCTTGTGGGCGTTGTAGACTTCGGCTTCGCCCTTGCCCTGTAAATAGGCCAGCTTCAGGGCGTTCTCGCCCTGCTTGCCCAGCGCCAGCACCTGCCGCACTGCGCCGCCCATGCTGCCTTCCGGGCCGGTCAGCTTCAGCGCCTCGGCAAAGCTGCCCACTTCGTTCACGCCCATCCGGTACAGTGCCTTCGCGGCCTGGGTGTACACGCCTGCACCGATGCCGCCGGGCATGTTGTCCACGATGGTCTGCACGCCCTGCGTGCTCACCCTGCCCGCCCGGGCCAGCTGTGCAGCCGCCGCTTTCTGCTCCCCGCTCGCCCAGCCGCCGGCGTCCAGCGCACTCTCGTCCGCCGTCAGCGTTTCCTCCGCGTAGCTCCTGCCGTTGACAACCCCGCCCTCCGGTGCTATATTGGTCTTGGCAGAGGGTAGATCAGCTAACGTCTCGGGCGTATCTCTGGGGTCGGACGCGGCATCCATAGGGGCCTGTTGCGCCTCTGCTGTGGCGGAAGGGTCTACGACTACGTTTCGGACGTACACCCCGGGGTCGGACGCGGCACTCATGGGGGATCGCAAGCCTTTTGCCACTTCTTTAGGGCTTTCACCGGACTCGCTGCCGACGCTTTGCTGCGTCGTGGTTCCGGCCGAAAGATCCAGCGGAGTTTCCGGGTGTCCTCTGTCGTCCGTTTCAGCAGACGAGGCGATAGTTCCCCGGAGACTTCCGGAAGCCTCGGAGGCATTGCCCTCCGGGGCTTCTATCGTTGTGGGCTGAATGTTCACGACATCATAGGCCACTTCCCGACCGTCATTTTTGATCGCCGTCAAAACGTCCGCACTGTAGCTGTTTGCTCCGATGCGGACATTTATTTTGCCTCGGTTAAAGGACTCGGCATTGTTATGCACCGCAGCTTCGTTTCTCACGTCTTCGGTATTCTGGATGATCTCGTCCAGGTTTGCCGCCATCCGCATTTTATCTGCGTGGGTCTCCGGTGCGGCTTTTTCCAGCCCTCGGGTATACTTTGAACGAACAAACTCCCCCCGGCCTTCCCGGGTGTTGTCGATGTGCTTTCCGTCACGCTCAAAGCCATCCGGGAACAGGTCACGGATAGCATCACGCACTACCCGCATCTGTGCTTCCGGTGCAACACCATCCAGAATGTCGCTGTCTATCTGGACATATTTTTTGCCGGTCATATCCGTCTGGATCGAATATTTTACATCAGACGGGCTCACGCCGCTTGCCTCTGTCGCAGCGCCCGTCATTTTACGCCCCGCAGCACTTCCGGCGTCCAGCTCAGAGCTGCCCGGCACGCCAGTGGCTCGCCCCTCTGGGGGAGCTGTCGGCGCAGCCGACTGAGAGGGCTCATTCCCGGCCAGCGCTCTATCAGCGGAGGCATCCGCAGCCTCATTAAAGGAGCCCGGGTTGCGGCTCCCGGCGTCTATTTCGGCCCTTGGGCGGGCCTCATATCCTGCCGGCCGCGGCCCCAACAGCTCCTCCCTGTTTCCGCCACTGGCGGCGGTCGGCGCTGTTGCCCTGTCCAGCGCTTCGCTCATGCTGCGCAGCCTTGAGCCCACAGCGCCGCCCAGCGCACCGGACGCGCCGCCGGAAAGTCCGCTTTCCAGCGCGGTGAGGAAGGTGTCTTTGCTGAAGAGGTTCTTCGCCGCCTCGCTGTCCCCCAGCGCAGCGTCGATGGCCATGTCCGCATAGGTCTCCGCAAAGGCCTGCATCGAGTTGTCGATGCCGCCCGAGATGGCCGCAGCCACCGCCGGGTAGCGCTGCGCCAGCTCCGAGCTGCCCGCCAGCCCCTGCACCCAGTCCGCGATCTGCCCTGCCAGTGTGTCCTTCGCGTAGTCCGAGCCCATGGTCTTTGCAAGGTCGGCTGCGCCCACCGAGTTGATGGCCCATCCCGCGCCGAACTTGGCGAGGCCGCCTCCCAATGCCTTACCGGCGCTCTCGCCCTTTTCTGCGCTCTGGCCCATGGCCTCTGCCGCTCCCTGTGCGCTCAGGACGGGCAGCACTGCCGCCGGGTTCACACCCGCCACGGCCAGGTTCTCCGCTGCGCTGGTCACGGCCCCCGCCACGGCCCGCTGGGTCGGGCTCAGGCCGCTCTGGGCCGCAGCCGTCAGCCGCTGCCCGCGGTCGTAGAGCTGGTAGCCCACGCTCTGGTTCTTGTCGATGCCGTCGCTCACTTCCAACCCCGCCAGCTTCTGGCGCATCTCCCGGATCTCCTTGGAGTTGTACCCCATCGAGATGAGCTCCCGGTTCCGGCTCTCCGGCCAGGTGGGGTTATAATCCATGTCCACGTCGGTCAAAAGGTCGAAAAGATTCTGGGCGTGTTCGTCGCCCTTTACCTCCTGCTCCACCTGTTTCCAGTTCTTCAGGGTGGCGTCAATGTTCTTTCCCGCCTGTACGCCGTACTCCGCGCCCAGCACCGGGGCAGCTGCCACCGTGTCTCCGATGCCGCCGATGGCGTTCGCCGCCCGGCGCGCATACCGCTTCCATGCAGGGATGGCGTCCAGCGCAGCGTTCATCTTCCGGGCCTCGTCGATCTGCTCCTGCGTCCAACCGCCCTTTTGGATAAGGTCGGCGTCCGTGTACGCGCCGTGGGTGTTGTCCACCCGCCGCACCGCGTCGGCCAGATTCTTGTTGTCCCCGGTGTCCATCCACTGGTTGATCCGGTCGAACTCGTCCGGTACGCTGTCCTTGGCAAAGCTGGCTCTCAGCTCCTGCGCCCGGCCGCTGCCGCTGCCCTCTGTAGCAGCGCCCGCCATTTTACGCCCCGCAGAGCTTCCAGCGTCCAGCGGAAACTTGCCTGACACGCCAGTGGCTCCCACTCTGGGGGAGCTGGCGCGCAGCGCCTGAGAGGGCTCGTTCCTCGCATCCACAGCCCCCATGTCGCTTATATGCCGCTCGGTGTACTGCTGTAATGCTTTGGCCCGGGTGATGTCCGGGTCAGTCTTCTTTGCCGTCTGCTCTTTCGTATCTGCCCTCTGGCTGTTCGTTCCCTTTGCCAGCGCTGCAATGTCATTCGCTGTCCATTTTTTCTGGTTGTTGCCTCCCTGCGCCAGCCTGTTAATATCTGCTGCCGTCCAAGCCATGTTTATCGTCCTCCCGGTCTCTCGTTCTCATTCAAATCGGAGAAACGAGAAAAAAGCGTTTAGCGCAGCGGCTAGCTTTTTTCCGTTTCGACCTCTCCTTCGGGGTCTGAAAGGGGCGAGCCGCCCCTTTCTCGTGGGTCCAGCGCGTCGAAATCGCTGGTGGTTTTCTGGTTCTCTTTTGGCACGCAAAAGAGAACGTATCTCGCGGTCAAAGCCCGGCCCGATTAAAGATGTCAGCTATTTCTTCGTTGCTGTATCCCTCATGCTGAAGCTTTACCGTAATGGCACTGCCGTTCATGCCACGCTGCGCATAACCCGCCACACGGTTCAGCACGTCATCTGTAATACCCTCCATCTCGTTTGTCGGGGTTTCCAGCAGTCCTCCCTCCTGCAAAATGCTGGCGTAGATGTCCTTCGTCGGGTCGCCGTCCTTCAGTGCCTGATACTTGCCCAGTGCCGTCAGGAGCTGACTGTTTGTCCAGCTGCTCCCGCTGCTTTTCGTTCCGCCGCTCCTTCTGCCCGAAGAGCTGCCCGAGCTGCCTGCGCTCTTTTTCGCCAGCGTCGTTGCAAGCTGCCGTCCTGCGATCGTCCTGTAATCTCCTACAGAGTTCGGATCCAGGCCGTACAGTTCCAGCACCGCCCGTGCGGCCTCGTCGCTGCCGCCGCCTGCCATCCCGGCTGCGGTCGTGAGCGCACCCGCCTTGTCTGCGCGGGTGATGGGTGCGCCGCTGTAATTGTCGAAGATTCCGGTATCCAGACCATACCGGCCCAGCACGGCGTTCGCGGCATCGTCCGCTCCCTGCTGGTACAGATTAAACGCCTGCTCGTAGGCATTCAGCGCATCGCTCTGGCCGGTGCGCTCTTTGTTGTACTCCCACTGTTCCCGGGCAAACTCGTTCTCCCACTGCTGCTGGGTGTAGCCCTTGTAGGTGTCGTAGGCCGTCAGACCGGCTCTGCCCACGCTCTTCGCCATCTCCCACAGGTTCGAGAGGAAATCGCTCTTCTCCTGCGCTGCCTGATCTGCCCGGCTCTTCTTGTAATCCCGCCAGTCCTGCGCGTTGGCTACAGCCCCCTGATGCTCTGCCGCCTCGAGGCTGTCCTGATTCTGCAGCGCACTCAGCAGCCCCGAGAGGCCGTTCTGCTTCAGCTGGTACATCGTCAGAGCCTTGTCCCGCAGTCCGGCGAGGCCGTCGTCCATGTTGGCCATGGCCTGCTGGTAGCCCTGCCGGGCCACACTGTTTGCGTAGCTCGAGCCGTACCCGCCGCTCAGCGCGGCAGCGCCCGCAGCGGCGTTCTCAGCCGCCGCCCTGGCATTTGCCTGCGCCCCCGCGCGGTACTGCCGGTAGAGGTCGCTGTCCGTGCCTACATCGTAGCCCGCATTGCTGGCCGCGCCCATGCTGTCCAGTGCCTCGTTGATCCGGTCGGTGTAGTTGCTCTGGTACGCCCCCGGTATCGCGTTCTCCGCGTCCTTCTGCGCCGCCTGCGCGTTCTTGTATCTCTTGAATACGCCCATCTTTAACTCCTCTCTTGACAAATACGTAAAATACGTATATATTATAATTACAGATTCGGAGGTGCATCTTCATGCCAATGACCCCCAAAGAGATCGTTCGCCTGCTCGAGCAGAACGGTTTCGTGTTCGTCAGCTCCAACGGTTCTCATCGCAAATACCACAACCCCACCACCGGCAAGACCACTATCGTACCTTTCCACGCCAAAGACCTCAAACCCGGCACAGAGAAAAATATCCTCAAACTGGCCGGTCTGAAGAAATAAGGAGGTATTTCCATGAACGCTGTTTTCTATCCCGCGGTGTTCCACCCCGAAGAAACGGGTTATTCTGTCACCGTCCCCGACATCGAGGGCTGCTTTACGCAGGGCGATACGATGGATGAGGCTGTGCGGATGGCACAGGATGCCATCGGCCTGATGCTGGAAGAGTGCGCTGTCTGCCCCACTCCTTCCGTTCCTTCCTCTCTTCCGGTGGAGGCCGGAGACTTTGTGGTCATGGTCCCCTTTGATATGGCTGCTTACCAAAAGCAGTTCCGCCCTGTTAAAAAGACCCTCTCCGTCCCCGCTTGGCTCAATGATGCAGCCGAGGCCGCACACATCAACTTCTCCGGCGTTCTTCAGGACGCCTTGAAGGAAAAGCTCCATCTTGCATAAGACTTCCTTTAAGAAAGGCTCCCCTCGATAGGGGAGCTCCGTTTTTGCTCCGCCGCAGGCGGACAGAAACGGTGAGAGGTTTTCTTCCGCCGCTCTGCCCTTCCCGGGCAGGGCTTTTTTCTTTACAAAAATGCACCCAGTAACGCTGCGCCCACTTGCAGCACAGTGTTCAAAAATCCCGTACCCCGGTTCTTTTTCGCCTGGCTTTCGCTGGCCGCCTGATTGTACGCGCTCTGATAGTAGTTGCGCTGGTTCTCCCAGTTCTGGTAGTTGGTCTGGTACTTCTCGTAGTCCTGTGCCTCGGCCTGCTGGTATCCGGTCAGCTGGCTCTGCAGGTCGCTCTTTTTCTGGGTGTACTGGTTCAGCGCCTGGCTGTACAGCCCGTTCGTGGCGCTGCTCAGTCCCGCCATGGCGTTCTGGCCCGCCTGGGTGCCGTAGCTCGAGCCGTACCCGCCCGAGATGGCGCTGGCGTTGGCCTGGGCGTTCTCGTTGGCCAGCTTCGCCTGCCGGGCGTAGCTGTTCTTATACTGCTCGTAGGCCGCATCCCGGGTGGGGTCGTAGCTAAAATCCTTCATCCCGTCCAGCTTGCCCATCACGCCGTCAATCTTGTCCTTGTATTTGCTGGTGTAGCTTTCCGGCTTCTTCGCCTCCCACGCATCCAGCTGTGCTCTCGCATTACTCAAATTGCTCATAATTACACTCCTTCCTTTAAGAAAGGCTCCCCTAGCGAGGGGAGCTGCTTTGCAGCGCCGCCGTCAGGCGGACTGCAAAGCTGAGAGGTTTTCTTCCCAGCTGCTGCCGTTTCTAAAGGCCCTCTCCCGCCTTATTTCAGCTTCTCCTGTAAGTCCCCCGAGAGGTTCTCGGTGTCAATGTTGCTCAAAATATATTCCAGCTGCTCCTGCATCTGGTACAGATAATTCCTCAGCTCCCGGGCGCTGGCCGTATCCAGCCCGTCCAGCCTCGGCATGGAGATCTTCGAAAGCCCTACGATACTAGCCACGTCTCGGCACACCTCCGTTCACTCTTCCGCCCTCGCTGTTGCTCAGCGTCATGGCGATGCTCCTCACTGCGATCTGCCCTTTTCCGGTCAGACGCAGCCGCATGGTGTCGTGCCGGGTCGGGACAAAGGGCAGATTCACCCGCACACGCTTTCCTGCGGTATCCACCCGGCCCACCTCCTGCCACTCGCCGCCGTCGAAGCTGGCCCACAGCGTCACCACGGTCCGCTCCATGGCGTCCAGCCGCACCGTCACCCGGCTGCAATACTTGTCGTCCGGGTCTCCGAGTCCGATGTCTCCGGTCACAGCCTCATATTCCACCGTGTCCTCTTCGCCGCCGGCTTCCCGGCTCCCGTCTGCGGCCCAGATGGCCTCTTTGTCCCAGAGGTAGAGCTGCCGCCCGGTGCTGCACATGGCCCAGCCGGTGGCGTCCTCCTCGTGCCAGAGTCCTTTCTCGGTGTCGTACACCAGCAGCCGCTGCCCGCCGGGGCTTTCGGTGTGCAGGTAGTACCGCCCCACCAGCCCGCCGGCGGCCGCCCTTGTCACCCGGCTCATGGCCGTCTCGTCCAGCGAGGCCGACACCTTGGTGGGCAGGCTGCCGTCCCACGCCATGACGCCGTCCATCGAGAGGTAGTACAGTGTCTCGTTGATGACACAGAGGCTCTGGTGGGCGCCCTTGGCCACGCCCGAGCACTGGATGCTGCTCATCTGGTAGTCGCTGGGCTTGGTGCCGTAGAGCTTGTGTAAGCCGTTCTCCTTGAAGAAAAGCACGTATCCCATGCAGGTAGCCGCGCCGGTAAAGGCTCCGTCGCTGCCCACGGTCACGGCATAGCTGTCCGCTGCCGTGCCGCGATAGGAGAACCAGTTGGTGGCGTCACCCAGCTTGCAGGCATAGATGACGTTCTCGGTGCTCGAGCAGCCCCAGACACGGTTGTTGTGCTCTGTCAGCCAGTCCAGATCCGGCACCCGCCGCTGGGCCGTCACGTCCGGGAAAGGCCCGTCGAAGGTCTGGGTGGTCTTGCCGTCCATGGCCGTCCACAC